ATAAGTATTTGTAAGAGGTTGATTAAACGCTAATATTTGTAATGTAATTACACCTTCTTGTGTTCTTTCAATTCTACTTGAAATACTGTTTGCTAAATTACCTGTTGCAACACGATTAGTTAAGTTATGATTTAAACCATACCAATATACTTTGTCTCTTAAACTTTGTTTAATAATATCTTCAATAATAGGTTGTACAAGTTCTAAATCTATCATAATTAATTGGTTGTTCCTGAATAGATTGGTTTAATCCATTCAGAAGTTTTTATTATACTCAATATATCATCATTTGTATAGTATTGTGATTTTGTTTCTAATGTTGCTACAAAACTTGGTTCATCACCTTCCCAACTTACAAATGATTTTGTTCCATCGTCAGATAATACTAATGTATCAATATTATCTTCCTTAATTTGTGTAAAATCTATCTTGTCTATTTCAGACATATCAAAAATTATATATTTCAATTTTTCAAACATATTATTAAATTAAATCTATTTCTTCTAAATCTTTTATCCAATTAAATTCATCCTTGGTTAAATTATCTCTTTCCAAAGTTGTAATAAACCAATTACCTGTACCATCCAAAATTGGGTTGAATGTTACATCATCTGTATATTCTTTTCCTACTAATAAATCTTTTTGTTCTTCTGTTAATCTAATTACTTTCATATTTTTATTTTATACATTTCTTCCTAATGTTGTGTTAAATGTTTGTACAATTGTATATAAATTGGCCACATCTGTATCAGTCAATCCATATCCCAAATGGAAAAAGTTTATTGTTGGGTCACTATTATAGTTTCCTAAACCATCGTTTGCTGCCACGAATAAACCCATAGGATTATTTCTTGATGGCCAAGTATAAAAAGTACCAGGGTAACCATTTGAACTACTATTTGTATTACCAAATTGTACTCCGTTTTTGAATGCTTTATGTGAAGTTGTACTTATTCTATTTGATACAAAATAACCTGTTGTTCCTGTTTGACCTGTTACATTCACGGCTCCTGATGAAGTTAAACCATTTTCAAAGTTATGATTTGTTGTTCCTGTAAATGTCCAATAAGAATAACTTGTTGAATTAACATTTGTAATATCACCCCAAATATATAATCTATTTGTAGGTTGACCTGTGGGTGTCAATTTTTGGTCTATTCTATAAGCACCAATAGACATGTTTATTCCTTGTTGGAATAAAGTATTTTGAAAACCTAAATTATAGTTTGTGTTGGCTAAAGCGTTTGAACTACCTGTAACTCCACTTACACTATAACTAAATCCACCTGAATATGTTAATCTGAATGCATCATTTGTATTTTGTGGATTTTTTAAATTGAATTTAGTTGATGTAGCTGTACCACCTACAAATGGATATATAATAATTAATTTATCCCATAAACCATTTGTTTTCAAATCACTAACCAATTGTGTAATAGCTGTAGCTGTACTACCAGTAATACCAGCAGCAGTATTGAACGCTGTTGCGGGGTCACTTGATTGTATATTATTTGATTGATAACTATATGGTTGAATAATCATTATGAGAATTGTTTAGCGTTTATTAAATATAATGAACCAGTATCAAAAGATATAAAAGTTAAAACATCAGTAGAAGTTGTTGTTGTTGGAGTATATCCATATCCAAATGGTTGTTTAACTCCACCACTTCCTGTTGGGAAAGTAACTGTAGCACTTCCTGTTGTATTAACTAACATAGTAACTGTTTGTCCTGCTTTAATATTTGATGGAATAATTCTTGTATTAACAGCTGGAGTTAATTGAATTGTAAACATGTTATTTTGAGATAAATCCAAAGATGCTGTATTACTTGTAATAGTTAAAGATGTTACACCACCATAAGCAGAACCTGTTATTATTTGTGAACCTGATATAATTAAACTTCCTGTAATTGATTGTGTTGTAGCTATTGAACCTGTTGTAATGAAATTAGCAACAATTGGAGAGGTTCCACTTGAACCTGAACTTCCACTACTACCTGAATTTCCACTACTTCCTGAAGTTCCTGATGAACCTGAAGAACCTGTACCACCTGAAGTTCCTGATGAACCTGAACTTCCACTACTTCCACTTGTTCCGTTACTACCTGAACTACCTGATGAACCAGTTTGTCCACTACTTCCTGAAGTTCCACTTGTACCTGATGTAGCAGCAGAATAAGAAGTTCCATTTATATATAAATTACCTTGTACTCTTACTGAACCTGATAATATTTGTGTATTACTTAATGAGTTACCCAATTGGTTTGAACCAGATGAATAAACAACTGAAGCTGTTTCATATATCGTATGTAAATAATTGAATGAACCACTATTAGCTGTAATTGTATCAGTAACATTTAATGAACCAGTTACATTTACAGGATAATTAAAATTAGTTGGTTTATAAACTTCCATATTAGCACTACTTGACATTAAAAGTATTGCTGTATTTGAACCACTATCATTACTTCCACCACCACCAATCCATCCCACTAATTCAGGACCTTTTTCAGGAGTATATGTATTTCCTGCTAACCCTATAACCGTATTTTGTGTACCATCAACAGGTGATGTATCTTGTACTTGATAACCACCAAATATATTTCCTGGATAAGTTTGACTATCTACTAAAAATGTTAATTGAGGATATTGTGAACCTGAAAAATTATCATTTTTTTGAAAACTTATATTTGGTGAAGTAGAAAATAAATTAATTCCAGCATTATCATTTGAACCAATTTGTACTAAACTTGTATTTAAATTAATTTGTGAATTTGGTTCAAGATTTAAATCACCATTACTATTTTGATAAATTAAAGAAGCTTGTTGAATTGTTCCATTATAACTAAATGGGAATCTTATAGCATTACCTGAACCTGTTGGTCCATTCATAGTTAAAGAACCAGTATTAATAACTAATGAACCTGTAATAGTTTGTGTTTGTCCTATTGAACCTGTTGTAATAAAATTAGCAACAATAGGACTTGTACCTGATGTACCACTCGTTCCATTACTTCCAGTACGACCACTGGTTCCTGAACTTCCTGATGTACCATTACTTCCTGACGAACCTGAACCTCCACTACTTCCACTTGTACCACTCGTTCCGTTACTTCCAGAACTTCCTGATGAACCAGTTTGTCCACTACTTCCTGATGTTCCACTTGAACCATTACTTCCTGATTGTCCTGACGAACCATTTGTCCCTGAACTACCAGACGAACCTGAACTACCTGATGAACCATTTGTTCCATTTACACCACTCGTTCCTGATGTACCATTACTTCCGTTGGTTACTTGTGTTCCGTTAATATAGAATGAACCAGATACATTTACTTGTGTCTGACTTAATTGTAATGCTGTGTTTGTACCATCACCTGATTGAACTGTTTGTAACGAATTAGTTACACCAGTTTGACTATTGGTCATTTTCAGTAATCCCTGAAAAGATGTTGATACAAATAAATTATTTAAACTTCCCATATATTATATATTATCATTTTTAATTTGATCCCATCGTTGTGCTTCCAATCTCCATAAGTTCATCAATTCTTCCCATGTAATACCATTTGAGAATGATGTTGTTGGTAACACACAACGGTTATAATCTGATTTTTGTAAACTTGTCATCGTCAATAACCATCCACCCACACCTGTTTCTGTTCTCTCAAAAAATGGTTGTAATTGTGCGTTCCACTCTGCCGAATAATCTGATAAGTATAACTTGGCAAACAAATCTTTAGCAATCTCTAATGTATCACTCAATACATCTTGTTGGTTTGATAAATCAATTGATAATTTATCTATTATATAAACATTAAATGAATATTCAATTTGTCCTGATTTGAACTTTGCTATATCACTATTAATGTAGAGTCTTGGATATAATGGTTCTTGTCTTGTAATTATATCATTTGTTAATTGTTGTATATCTCCGAATCCGTATGAATGAATTTGTTCGTGATATTGTCCAAACAATTGAAGGTTTTGTAAAATAAGTTTGTATGATTTAAACTCTTGGTCTTGTGGGAAATTGTAATCCCCATAAACAGGTGGTGTACACTTGTTATAATCAAATGGAATGATAACACTTAATCCCATGGTCCAACCACCTAAAATGGTCTCAAATCGTTCAAGAAACGGTGTTACAGTTGGAAAATCTTGTGGTAATAAGTTCCAACTGAAGTTTCCAAACTGTTCCGTATATGATTGATATAAAATTGTCCATAAATCCTTTTGTATTTCCAAAGTATCGGACATTACATCACTCAAATTGGATAAATCATTATTTATCTTATCTAATATGATTAAACTTAACTGATAAGTTAGTTGATTTTGATTGAAGACTATGTTTCCTGGCACAATATACATTCTTGTATATAATGGTTCTTGGTCAGTTAATATATCGTTCGTAATTTGGGGTAAATCACCGAAACCAAATGAACGAATCTGTTCATGATGGTAGGCTATTGACCCAAAATCAGTTAAAAGTTGTTTATAATTAATCATACCTATCTATAAATATCTAATCTTGAGTAATATCTCCTGAAATTATTGGTTATTTTTATTCATTTGTTTCAATTGTTCTTTATCTTTTTCAATAAGATATAACAACTGATTTAAAATTTCCAAGGTTCTTTTCTTTGTGATTATTTCATGTTTTGTAATATCATCTCCTGCAATTCTGTTGATGACAGCGTACCACCCGAACGCTTTTTCAAACGATACATCTTTTTCATCTTCCAATACAAGGTCAGGGTTTTGAGCCAAGTACTCGGCTTCTTCCATGTCAAAGATGGACGGATAGATGTTGAATATGTTCTGACGGATTTGGAAAAAAAATACTTTCCTCCCAATACATATTTTACATCCAGTTCTTTTCTGAATATCTCTGCTCGTTCATCCACCGTTTCAGAATCATAATCCTCAATCTTATAGTTGTGTTTGGATTTTTTGGATACAATTGGTCTGAACATAATGGAAGCTATAATATGTAGTTTGGACATAATCTCATCTGGTTTCTTTGTGAGTAATGTATCCAAATCAACAAACTCACCAAATGACATATTCTTATATTCAGGTATGAAACCATATTCAATTCCGTTAATTGTAAATGAATCTTCAAATATAAAATTTGTTGATGGCATAATACTAATTAAATGATTGGATATTTGTTTTATCTGTTTGTGGGGTAATTTGAGAATATCTTCCTGTTTAGCACCCGTCATTATGCTAATAAGTCTTATCTCATAATAATCATCTTCAAACAAATCTCTGATTTTATATAGGTCAACATATTCTCCTACACTATAAAAATCTCTTAAATTATAATCTTTATCTTTTATTGTAATTTTCATTTTTATCTTACGAAAGCAATACTATATTTTCCTGTGCTCTTCAGGTTTTTAACTTCATAATACATCCTTAACATTACTGAATCCGCAATGTCAGGTGATTTATCCCCCAATATCTTCTTCATTTGGTCCTTACCTATTACACCAACCTTTCCATCCTTTTCTACATCCTTTAATTTAACTGATAGTAATTGTTGTGTTAGTTCATCCACCGTTGATGGGTCTAATACATTAATACTAATTTTTCCCTGTTTAATCAAGTCAGATAATTTCACATAGCATTGTGATTTAAGGTTTGTGAAGTTCTGGTCGTGTAATGGTCTTGAGTTGTTTACAAATGATGTACATCTTAAACGGTCCACCAAGAATCCGCCAACTCCGTCCGAATCCGCAATAACTTGTGATGGATGTATTCCATGTTTGGATATTAGTTCTGTGATATTTCTATATAATGTATCACCATCTAATTTATTATATCTTATTATTTCTACGATTGTTAATCCCACCCAAATTGTTGCTACCGTACTATCACCACCGAATCGTGCCACATCCAAAGTAATATACTTCTTTTCAGACGGATTGGGTGGGTTTCTAAACGAACACGATACAATATCATCAAACTGAAATAGAGCGTCTAATTCCTCGTTATAATTCCAATCACCAAGTAATAATCTTTTCCTTTGTTCCTGTGGTAATGTATCCAACATATCCAAATAAGATTGTGGTAAATGTGGATTGTCCATCGGTAGTGATGGAATGAATTGTTTCTTTGGTTCTAATGTTCCTTCAACATAAGGTAAATAAAACTCTTTCTTTATAAAGTTCTGTGATGGGTTGGTTGTCATCAATATCTTACCGATAATTCCAAATTCATTTAGTTTATATCTTATCCTTGATTTGAGGATATTGTAAGCCATCCTTGTTACCTGACTACTTTCTTCAATCACCACAGCGGAAACCTCAATACCAGCTAAAGAATCATAGTTGGGGTCACTTGGTTTATATTCCAAGTCTTTTAATATTATTTCTGATTTGTTGTTGAATATCAAGGTGTTAGATTGTCCGTTGAACGTGAAATGTTCGTTGGCAACAAGTCCACCCATTTTTAACACCTCAAATAATGTCACAAGACTGGTCTGTTTTAATGCCGATAATGTTGTACGACCAAGTAATGTTCTTATGCCAGGAAACTTTAAACAAAGTGTGACCAACCACAATGAAGCTAACATACTCTTTCCACCACCCGCAGAACCACCAAAACATAGTTCTGTTGTGTGGTCATCCATTAAATATTCAAACGCTATTGTTTGTCTTTTTGTC